GAGAACTCCCTCTCTATCTTTTTCTTCGGGATGGTTCTCAAAATAAGTATGATTATACTTACCTATACTTGGCACTACTGCTCGTCAAACCAGTTGTAAACAGCATCGTCTAACCACTCCTGTGGAACTATACCACTATCTTCGTATTCTTCCCACCACTCAAAATCGTCTGGTAGTTCGTCTATACCTAATTCTTGGCATAGTTGTTCTACAAAGTCGTCACCGTCTGTTTCTTCATAAGAAGTGTTGCCCTTACTATCTGACCAAGCAACTCCTACAAAGTTTCTAAACTCATCTTCGTAATTCATTCGTAGATTTGTTTTCATATATCCAGCTAAATGCCCAAGCATTTCTATTGGGGGTGACCAAGCTGAGTACCCATAAACTTGAGTCTCTTCTACTTCTTCAATATTGCACCACTTTGCTCCAACATTATCACAGTACCAACTATAACTATCACAAAGATAAGCATCTTCATCAAATTCTGGTTCAGCTGCTTGCATAAAGGGTTGTTTTTCTAGTTCTATTGCTTCTGTAACCTCCCAAGAGTTATCCTCCCAAGTACGGGTGTAGGTATGCATTTTGAATGATTCTGTAAAATCTACTTCTTTTTCTGCTGTTATATAAAATGATACATGATTTGCCATTAGACTCTCCTTACGATTCGTGGAATAATTTCTCCACTTCTAATTACTTCTACTCTACAACCAATCTCTAAGTCTAAATCAGATATATAACGCATGTTATGTAAAGTTGCTTTACTTACCATTGCACCATCAATCTCAACAGGTTCTAAGTATGCTACTGGAGCAACTACTCCTGACTTACCCACATTCCAAACAACATCTAGTAGGGTTGTCTCAACTCCTTCTTGTATTTGTTTAAGAGCATAGGCTCCTCGTGGGTGATGTGAGGTGTATCCTCTACTTTCAAACTCTTTATGATTGTCTATGCGAAATACAAGTCCATCGTCTGGGTACTGAGTCCAATTACTCATTGTAGCAGTACAGAAAAAAGAATCTTGTAAGAATATCATATCTTCAGCCCATAACGTATTCCAGCTTTCTTGTAAGCCATACGCTATAAAGCGCAGTTCTCTTTCACGAAATTCGTCTGTGGACTTTAGATTGAGTGCACCCGCTGCATAGTTGCGGGCATTTTTGATAGTCTTAGGGGCAACAACTTCGCCAGTAACTTGGACAATGTTCTGAACCTTCATACCATCAAAGTTTAAATGTTCAGGAACTAAGGTAGAGATATGGTTTGTTATATCCAAACCACGCTTACCATCGCCTCTTGTTAATGCACGAAGTAGTTGTCCTTCGACATATAATAATGACACAGCAGCCCCATCTAACTTGGGTGTTACAAGGACTGAACCCTTGTAGTTGTTAAATGGATCTTTTGTGCCAATCTCATTGGAAAATACCTTTTGTAATGAATACATAGGATACATATGAGGTACTCTGTTATCTGTTGAAGATGAACCAACTTCCTCATAGTCTATTAACTTAGCTAATCTATCAAACTGTGTGTCTGACATTGTTGGATTGCCATTATAGTAATCTCTTGATGCTGAGTCTAATACTTCTTTTAAATTTTCCATTTATATATTATACAATTTTTTCGAAGCCATGTCAAGACTTATTTTCAGGATTGGTAAATTTCATCTAATATATCTTTGAAGTGTTCTTCTAAGATACCTTTAGCTTCCGCTAAGGATAAAATTTCTACTAGTCCTTCAAATAACCCTCTAGAATTATTGAAATCCAGCTTCATTGCTAACCCGTCTTTAGATGGCTTAAAATCGCCATCAAAATCAAGGTAATATTTTCTTAGATGTAAGTATTCAACATCTCGAAAAGTATTGATAGTAAGTCTAATTTGTTCGGTTGCTTCTTCATTCTCGGAGATAATCTTTTCGTATATCTCTGGAGCCTCATGCAACATCATCGTTTATTCCTCAGTACAGAACTAAGGGGTTGAATGTTAGTTACATTTTTAGGCAACAATAATCGGTAAGAATCAGTATCCCAACAAAATAAAAGAACCGAATCCTTTGTTTCTTTGGCTCGGTTCTTTTTACTTTGTATATACTTATTATCAAAATCTAAAGTACAAACATTGTACTTGAGTTTTCGAGAGTTAGTACTTCGGTATGTGATGATTGCGTCTCCACAATTCTTCACTTGACTTATAAAGTCTTGCTTTTTCACTATAATACTCCATTACTATTAAGAAAACTCTTTCTCTTTAGTAATGGGTAGTATTAATTAGTTATTTATTGCGTTGATAACACCTGTAAAGTATACTGATGCTTTGCCTGTCAATTTGTCAATGATGTCGTCATCGATTTCTTGACCAGCGTCACTCAATGCATCTTTCAATGACTGAGCAGCGTCAGCTTTACTTACTCTAGTACTACCGCCACCTGAGGCTTTAGCTGTACCAGTTGCAGGGGCTTTCTTGACATACACGCCAGCTTTAGTCAAAATCATTCTGACTCCGTTAGGGCTTTCGCCTAACTCTTCAGCTATATCTTTTACAATCTCCATTGAAGTTTCTGGAGTTGGTTCAGCTTCTGTGTACATCTCAACGGCTTGAGCTTTGGATTCATCTGTCCATGCCATGCGTCTTCTCCTTTTTGTACCTCGATAGCCAGGGCAAGTCCCTAATCTGTCGAGTTGTTGTTGATAAAATCTATCTCCCATATATTAATATTATACAGAAAAATAGACGCTAAGTCAAGAACTATATTTTAGTTCCTCACCATTTTAGGCTATTAACATAGTCTAATTTTTCTTGTGCATGAACAGCTTTTTCTACTTGCTCATTTACTGCACCTATTATATCTGAGTGTTCTCCAATACCTACAGAGTTTCTAAGATATATTCTTATATTTGCTTCTGCTTCTGCTATGTCACCTGTGTACCTAGCTTTTAGTGCATTTCTTATATATTCATTCATTTTTTTACTCCTAAAATTCCGTTAACATAGGCTATTACCCATTTTCTTCTTGATTCTTCAAGAAATGTTACTTGCCATATAAACGGAGTCATGACAAACATTCCTAATGCATACACTATAAAGTGTAAGGCTTTGTTTTTTGTTATATAGCGTCCTTTTGGGTGGTCTTTAATCATGCGCATACTAACAGAGTATGTTCTCCATATTAGCATGAACCATGTACTTAACCATATGGACACTATTATCGTCCATGGTTCCATGCGTTTCTCCTATATTTCTACGCCGTACTTTTCTAAATGTTTTAGTCTGCCTAAATCATAGGCTATTGCGTGGGCATTAAAACCCCCTAATTTTTGAAAGCCAAAGTAAGAACTCTCAAAATTTCTTAATTGTATTACATATACATGGTAACAGTCTGCACCATATTTTTCTTTGTAATTTGTTTGTTTACTGTTTGGCATTACTTTTTTAACTATGCCAGGCAAGTCATATCTTGCACACCAGACTTTTTCTCCTTCTTCAAAACTTTCAGAGACGCACTCATCTGGTAAATAACCAACCTTAGCACCTCCACCTTGTTCTGTTTTGGGTCTTTTTTCTGGCACACCAACTTTATTGATTATGTTTTTTACAAAAGTAGAACTACGATACATAGACTTTCCTATTTCTGATACAGGCATTTCTTCCAAGTACCACTCAATAACTTGTTTTATTTCTGTATTCGTAGCCTTAGTGCCTTTTAGTTGAGACTTCCTTTTAGCCCTATACTGCATAGTATCTCTATGCTCTTCTAATATATTATTGAGCCTAGTAGTATTATATGTAATATTAAGCATTTCACAAGCTTCTTTCTTTGTTATAGGCTTATTACTGTTGAGGGCTTCCCATACTCTTTGTAAATTTATGTCATCTAGTTTTTCATGTGATTTCGCACGAACTCCTCTTGGCATTATTCTGCTCCTTCTTGCATATGGTCTTGAAAATCTCTATATTCTTTTTCTTTGTCCTTATCCATCTGTCCTAGTAGAATGATTGCATAGTGAATAATTTTATATAAATCTTTTTCATTCTTGCCATCTTTCTTACCAAAGCGTTGAGCATACTTTATAATATTACCTAGACAGAACCCTTCTCCATGACCTGCATCAAAAGTTACTTCTGTAGTTTGTATATCTCCCTTTCCGTAGTGTTGAGCATATGTATTATCAATATAAGTTTTTAATCTACTTAAGATTATATCTTCATTAAACTTATTACCCTGCATCTAATTTCTCCCTGATTTTTGAACTTATGTTAAAATACCAATCAGACTGTTGTATAAATACTATTAGGTAAAACCAAAAAGCTAAAGAGAAAGCATATTTAAAAATGTAAAAAGGTAACATGAGTATTGTTTCTATTGTTTCCATCATGAGTTTATTCCGAATACCCAGTTCTCGGCAGCATTTTCTGCCCATAGTTCACTTTTGCCCGTATGAATTACATCTTTTACCCAGACACTAGCTTTTCCGCCCTTCTTGTCATAGTATCTAGTAGCCCACTCACCTTTTATTGTTTTCCATACCTCTGCTGTACGATCTTCGTGTTGAAAGGTATGATAGTGTTCTTTCATTAGCACTATCATATATCACCTTCCTTGCGTATCTCACTACGCATAACTTCAAATCCGTTTGGATATCTACTCTCTAATTTTTTAATATTTTCTTCCATTACTTGTTGAGGTGTATACCCAAGTGCTTTGCAGCCTTGCACCCAATACCACAAGACATCTCCCAACTCACGCATGAGATGAAATCTTTCTTGTTCATTGAATTCTTTTCCCTGAAAGATAATCTTTTTGATTACCTCTGAGAATTCTCCTGACTCAGCTTGCATACCTATTGATGCTGTAAGTAGTTGTGAGAACTCTACTGGTGTATGTATATCTAACTCCATCAGCCTATCTATTAATGCTACTGTGCTTAAACTTTCTTCTGATGTTGTTGACACTACGAAGTCTCCGTAGTGATTAAATTGTTTTTGTTCTGTGTCTGTCATTTTGTCCTAATGTGTTAATTGTCTAGCTGAATACCATTTTGCCAACCAAATATCTATCTTTTCTTGACTCCAATGAGCTGGAAAGAAAACTGATATGTAAGGCTTATCTTGTAATACGACTCTCATAGTCTGCATACTCCTCGTTCCACCAATGTGGTTTGTCTCTATATTTCCAGCTAGCGAAGGTTGCTTTGTCAAGGTGGTAATAATCTCTGTACGATTGTATAGGATTATCATAATCTTTTAGTTCGTCTGGCATTGCCAAACCAAACTCAGTAAATCCCACTCTTTTCATATTAACTGGCTCAGGTAATTTATTTACTACTTGATCGATAGATTTGTGTTCCTTACCATATCTATACCTGTACTCATCATTCAATGCATTGCCATAGCAATGTGTCCACTCATGATTGTCTAGTGATGAACGAGCCCATATAGTACATGGGTGATTGTACATCATTGGTAGATATGGTGTGATAGGTCTTTCCTCTGGCTTTAAATGTTTTATCTTTGCTTTTTCTTCATTAAGCACATCTCTTTCTTCTTTGTTCAAAGCTCTAGGAACAAATCCTAAGAATTGGTCAATCCATATACTTGTGCATAGGATTTGTGCAACTTCTAGCGGCATCTTTACAATGTGTTTGTCCACATGATATTCCGCACACTTATCTAAATTTTCGTCTAAATAAAATAAATTCATAATGTATTATACAAAATTTTAAGGGCGGTGTCAAGAAATATTTTTTGCTTCTTCAATGAAGTTCTTTTGTCTAAAAAATACTGACAAACTAAATCTATAACTAGGCGCTATATGTGAAGCTGGTCTGATGGAGTGGGGTATCTTGCCATCGAATACGACAGCAGAGTTTGTGTGATATAAAGATGTACCTATACAATGTGTCATAGAATCATCATAGAAAATAGTTTCTCCATAGTATTCTTTTTTCCAATCTGGATTTATGTAATAGGTTATTACTGTTGATGTCCCATGAGTATGGGGAAATTGAATTGATGAAGGTGTTGCTAAGTTTATTACTGCTTTATCAAACTGTAAGTCGTTTACTAAGTCTTTCATAGGCTCGTTTTGTATGCCCTCAACAAAGTCTAGCTGTCTCCAGTCTGGTCTACTAATATCTGAGTGTAGGCAGGGGTATTGCCTATACTCAAAAGTAGAAGTATCACCCCACCCTATTTTATAGTCTGCATTAATTGCATGCATATAAATTTCTTCTCTGTGGTTTTCGGTAAGAACATTTTGAAATATCTCAATCATTTAAACATCTGTTCAAATTCTGCATACCCACCAATGTTCTTGCCGTCAACGATTATTTGAGGAAAAGTTCTAGCATTTGGAAATATCTGAAACATATCTTCTATTTCAAAATCTACTCCTAGTTTTTTAACTGTACATTTTGTTTCTTTTATAAAAGCAAGTCTTACTGCTTTATCACAAAATACACAATTATCTTTACTATATATTACTACTTCTACCATATTAATCCTATTATATACATAGATACACCCATAAATGCTAACATGACCGCCTGAACTACGGACATAATAGCTATCTGTTTCATGGGGTGTATCTCTACAATTTTTTCTATAGCACTCTCACTTGGTGATAAATTTGCTACTTGTAATATTTTTTGTTCAGTTGTTTTTTTAATCTTTTTGTCCTGCTGTTGGGGCTTTATGTGTCCCAGCATACAGTCCAAACCAAGCTGCGCCTGCTCCGACTAATACTGATATTAAGCCTGATTGTTCTAATGATGGTTCTGGTAAATCCATGAACCAAAATGTTGCGTAATAGAGAAGGAACATATAAATACTTAAAAATGCTCTTGGAAATATTCTCCAACTATCAACGGTTTGTGCTAAAAACACTACCTTTTGAAAGGGGTTTACATTACTTATATCTTCTAATTCTCTAATTCTATCTTTGAGTTCGGACTTTTCCTGTAATAAAGCCATGAACTTGTTAAGGTCTATCTCAACTTCGTTCCTATCCATATCACCAGAAAACTGTCCTATGTTTTGTTGTCCGTTTGACATTCTAACTCTCCCAGTTTTTTACGAAGCGGTATTAACTCATCTTCGTAGCTTTGCCAAATTGAAGCACTATTTGTTGCCTTTTGGTTTTGTTCTAGTACTCTTATGGCTACCTTTAGATTATTCACCTCTGGGCTCATTTGAAGTCCTTAATCCATTTATTCATGGGGTCTTCTTTATCTATAGGTTTAACTTCAGTACTAAAAATCTTTCGAGTTTTGTACTTAAAGTATCCTTCTTCTAATGCTTCGGGCAGCCAGTCTTTAGGGTCGCCATCTTCAACATCAGCGTCAAATATTATTTTTATTTCGTATGTCTGTGTCATGTTTTTCCTTTTGCAAATCAGCTATTTTCACATATGCTCGATATTTAGCTTCGTTTTCTACTGCTACCATATCTCGCAGTTGTATAATATTCTGCCTTAAAGTATTAATTTCTTTTTGTTGTTCGCATATTATTACTCTTTGTTCTTCTTCAAGAGTGTCGTTTAAAGGGTTTGTCATAGAATGTCATCATATCCTACTGTATAGTAGACTGTGAGTTCTTCCTCTGATTCTATAGGTCTTATAGTATACAACTCTCTTTGCTGTCCGTCATGGTAGTGTATATTAGTATTTATAAAACAGTTAGGATTTGAACTGTGATTAATAAATCCTCCTAAGGGTGTGCGTATCCAAGTCTCCCTATTGGTTTCCCAAATATGAGTTTCTCCTAAAAATATGCCCGCCTTTAGGGGTTCGAGGGTGTGTAAGCCTAACCCATTAATTTCGCTAGGCTTTATCGTTAATCCGTCTGTGAGTGGACGATAGTGTCCTGCTCTAAATTTGATTGCTTTGTTAATTTCTTTTCCCTTAATAATGTAAATGCTTCAGCAATATACTCATCAATAGTCATTTCACGCTCTGCTGCTTGCGCGCACATAGCGTCCCACATATGCTGACCTATATGATAGGTCTCGCCTTCAAAGTTAATGTCCAAATAAGTTAGCCTCAGCTTGTCTTCTTCTAGTAAGTCCTTCTAGGACTTTGCCACCTGCTTTGTTCCATCGCATAATTTGTTCTGGAACATCTGAGTAGTTGCCTGAGTTTAGTACTTTTAAAAGTGTACTTGCTCTCAGATTACCACTACCTAAGTTATATACCCACGATACCATAGCATCAAATTGATTTTGATTTAAGCTAACTGTAACGAAATCATTTATATAACTTTCGTACTCTTCTAGTTCTTCTACTAACATTTCGTGTGCTTGTGCTTCTGTTATTACATCGCCCATCTGCACTCCTTTTATATGTCCGTAGCCAATAGTTGGTACGCCTGCTGGACATAAATATGCCTCAGTCTCACACCCTTCAAAGTGTTTAATTAAATCTATTCCTGTATTACTTATATTCATAGTTTATCCATGTAAAAGCTTTCACCACAGCCACAGCGTCCACTTTCTATTTGTTCGTTTTGGATTACAAATTCTTCTTGTACTCCTTCAACCTGCCACTCCAATGTGGCATCCTTTACATAGCCCCAACTGAGACTATCAACTGCTATGATGTTTTTATATACCACATCAGTTAAATCTGGCATGTCTGCGTAACTTAACTCATATGTATATCCACCACATCCCCCTCCTTTAACGGAAAGGCGGATGCCCCAAGTATTACTTAGGGCAACCCTTTCTTTTAACTTTGCGAATGCATTGTCTGTTATAATCATATTACTATAATTGGTCTCATTGCTATAAACATGAATCCTATCATAGCACCTAACATGATAATGACTTCACAAGTTTGTCCATCGGGACAGTATTTAGCTTTAATGTCTTGAAACGCTTGCACACTTGCATAACGATTCAAGAACCGTCTTGCTTGTTGCATTTGTATTCTCCTAGCCTATCTCTATTTTCTTAGGCAGTTCAGCTTCAGGTGTATTCACCTGTAGATTAATTACTAATAAACCATTTTTAAAACCTGCGTCAGATATTTCTACCCAATCGCCAAGCGTAAAGATTCTACTAAAGGTTTTACCGCTCAATCCTTTATGGATGTAACGCTCCTCGTCAGAATCTAACTCTTGTTTTTCGTTACCTTCTATGGTAAGTTTATTCTTATGTTGCTTAATTTCAATGTTATCCTTTTTCCAGCCTGGCAAAGCCATCTCAATGCGATATGCATCTTCTCCGATAGCCACTAGGTTGTATCTAGGGTAGTTAGTAAGTGGGGAAGTTTCGTTCCGTCTTGTTAGCTCATTGTGTAAGCGATCAAATCCGACAAATAATTTGTCGAAATCATTAAAGTTTAATGCTGTTAATCCAGTCATTGGTTTCTCCTATTGCGTCCTTTCGGCACGCGCTGTGAAGTTCTTTCGATACTTCGGTTATTATAATATTATGTCTTGCAAAACCCGACTCTTGGTGGAAAGAGTACTCCTAACCTCGCCCTCGGAAAGCATTTTGTTTCCTACTCGTGCCAGACATATGTAGATGTTGTTATGGCAGTACCTACAACTGCGCTTAAAGTCTTGTAAAATTTTATAAATTTCACTATATAATTATACCAAAATTACACCACTTTGTCAAGAATTATTTTTCAGTCGTCAAAATCAATATCACCTTTTTCTCTTAAGAAATCTAGCGTCTGAGATACGCCCTCTCGTTTTGCTACTATCCATGTTGTGGTTACGCAAAACCCTAAAAATATGAGGTAATATACATCTATTTGCCAATCCATTTTACATCTCCTTTTGGTATCACTTGATACGCACCTTTGTTGTACGCAGGGGCAACAGTAAACTTTTTACTAGCCTCTACCTTCCAACTATTATCTGCAACTGTGCAGTGTCCTGTAGATTTGATAT